ACCAACAAAATGCAAGGAACGGTCCCGAGTGTCAGATTGTTGGATTTAAGCATCGCATGAACTGGCAGAACGTCTCTAACGTAGACTTCAAGATATACCAGTTCTGGGTCATTCCACGTCAGTGGAAAGGTGATACGAATCCATCGACAAGCGAATTGTGTTCGGACTTCTATACACGACATGGTTTGGACAATGATCAAGACGGTGACTGGGGATACCAGTTAGACTCTTACTTATACGACGAACCCGTTAATCCGGATCGTTATGTCGTTATCAAGAAACTGGCATGGCATCTGCCGAAACAAGCTGGTCTGACGTCAGTTGATTATAACAGGTTCCCAAATAAACCAAGTTACAGAAGCCAAAGCTTTTGGATTCCATTAAACAGGAAGTACACGTTTGGCTCTCTCGCTGACGCAGGAGAAGTGTCGACATTCGTCGAACAGCCGCCCGTTCTATACATAGAGTTTGCGATTCCAATTATGACAAATGGGCTTAGCGCAACACAGGTTCCAAACCAGATCTTATGTGAACGTCACATGATCACGTTCTTCCGTGATGGAACAAGTGGCATGAAATAAGTCAAAAAAATTTTTCGGCGCTTCGCGCCGAGCAAAGAAAGCTCGGCGCAAAAAGACTTTTTGTGTCCAAAATAAAAAAAAAAAAACAAAACCCCTAACCGAGGGGTATATGCCAAAACCCGCTTCGCGGGTTTTGAACCCTAACGGTTATCTGGTAGGGGATGCACCCTGAATCCAAGTTCTGAGGGGTGCAAGTTAGGTTATCCCTGGGGGGTAAAAAGTTTGGTTAATTTACTTTAGGGCATATCTGTATTCCATACTGTAATATCATATCTGTCTTGAGACAACTTAGACATGTCTGGGTACTCGTTTGTCATAACTACGACCCAGGGGTGTTTGAATGTCTTCATGCGGGATTCGTACTTAGTGCTAAAGACTCGTCCGTCCTTGAGCTGCTCGAGGAACGTGTACGGGATAAACTCCTGAGAACTTCGGGGAAAGTCAAAGATGAAAACGATTCGCTGCTCATCGAGTGCGAAAGACAGGTCTTCTCTTCGTCCGATGGATAAGAGTTGACATCTGTCAGGATTGGTGAGTTGATACTGAGTGGCAAACCAAGACTTTCCGCTATTTCCTGCGGGGTCAACAATGAATAATATCTTACGGTCGTCGGGCTCACCGTCAAGTCGATCGGCGAGTCTCTGCTGCCTGGGTCTGTAGTCCATGCCCAAGGCCGGGGGGGAGGGGTAGAGGATATCAATGAAGGATTGAACCCTGTTGGAGGTGAGGAAGATAGAGGGATATTCTCTAGCGACATCTGCGAGAGAGGGCTTGTGCTCGCAAGAGAGAATGAAGTCACGGAAGTCGTCGTATCGATTGGTCTTGCCGCGTTCATTGGGTAGCGATCCGAACTCCTCAAAGTCATTGTCCTTCTTGCAATAGGCTGAGGCTTGCTGTGAGGTGCCTTTCGCGACATCGAGATGTGGGGAGCCAGTAGGGAAATAGGTCTTGACCTTGGTGAGAGAATGATTGCGATCGAAGATGACAAATCCTTGGAGATGCGGCGTGCCAGTAGTAGGAGCGGTCTCGCGGCCAAATACAAGATACTTGACAGTCTCGCCCAACAATCGCAGAGACTCCAATTGATCCTCGTTATAGTTGTTCAAGGTGAAAACCCAACGAGTCCCTTGCTTGCGATTTGTGCTCTGACGGATGGCCCTCATGATAGATTATGAGAGTGGGAGGGATGATGATCTCTGGTAATACTGGTCGATCATCAAAGTGAAATCCCGGTCGGGGTTCGGTTCGCATAAAAAACACTCGGAGTTGCATTCGTGTCATCGGAGTATCAATCGTGCCTGATTTGAATACATAATGCCTTTTACTCGTGGACGTTCCCGGACAAGAACCGTCAGTCGGAGTCGCAGTCGGAGTCGCTCAGCGAAACGCATGCGTACTCGGACGGTCAGGACTCGGACATATAAGAGGAAAGGTATACTCCGTCAATCTGTTAAATCGCGAAAACGTTTGACAGGTCTTTCTACACTTCCAGGGCCTAGATGTAAGACACGGGTTCTCGATGACGACGGTCCTCAATCGTTCACGACAAGAACCTTCAACTGGCTTAATTGTTGCCAGATACCGCATTCGGGTGCTAACCAACAAAATGCAAGGAACGGTCCCGAGTGTCAGATTGTTGGATTTAAGCATCG